TTAAATAGGGTTTAATTATGAACAAATTTGAACTTATTAAAGAGCGTTTCTTTTATTATAGAAATTTTCTTAAAAGTGTCTTATCTTATGTTGAAAAACGTGAGAAAAATAATTCAGTTATAAAAAACTCGGATTTGGCTAAAGCAGCGAATAGAGTTGCAGTTCCAAAGCCGTTTTTACCATATGTCGAATACTGTTCAAGATCAACTGGTTTTGAATTTTCGAAAGATTTGTATTTTACAATTGATGAGGTTAGAAAAGTTGATGAAAGTATAATCCATACGTTCTCAAATGACCCAATGTCGTTGAAAAATATAAATATAGATTTTCTAATAAAATCTGCGATTAAAGTTTCAGAACAACTAGGTTTTTCTGAAGATTATAAATTTGAAGAAATGTCAGCTTCAGAGGCGATTGATTCGTTTCCGAAAGATACATCTTCTGGTTTTCCAGTCTTTAAGAGAAAAGATTCTGACGCCGCAATCAAGGATGCCACAAAATGGTCGAGTGCTTTTATGGGCAATCCATCATTGGCAAATATTTTATCTCAACCTACTGCAGTCTTTCATAGATTTCAGTATAAGGTTAAGAAAACTCTTAATTCTAGTAATTTTAGAGAAATTAGAAAAAAGGTTCGTCCTGTATGGGGTGTTTCATTTAGAGTTTTGCTTATTGAAGGTATATTATTACGAAATTTACTAAATTTCTGCATTGATAATGTATTAAAGCAATCTCAACCTGTAACGTCTTATGGATTAACTAAATCTGGTATTTCAGACAAAATTATATATAACTTAAGACAATCAAAATCTAATATTGTTTCTATTGACTACGAACAGTGGGATTCACATGTACCATCAATTTTATGGTGCTTGTTCTTTTCTGTTTTGTCAATTTACATACCCAAAAAATATTCAGAGCATTTAAAATGCCTTTTAGCATTTTATGTTTATACACCATTCTGTTGGAAATCTACTAAATTAAGATTTCAACGCAGAGGAGTTCCATCTGGTTGTATGATGACTAGCTTTTTTAATACATTTGCTAATCTTACTGTTGTGAATTATGCCTATCAGGAGAAATCTAATGGTAAATTCTTTGCAGAGGAATCAGCATGTGCTTTAGGAGACGACCTTGTCTTCATCGCTGGGATCATTCATTTGAAGGATCTCCTTCGTATTTCAGATAAATTCGGATTAGTCATTGATCCAAGAAGTTGTCAGGTTGCAAGATTTGACAAGGAATTTGACTTTTTAGGATATATCTGGGACGTCGAGAATCGTCCAACTCAAGAAGTTGAATGGTATATTGCTCACCTTTGCATGCCATCTCGTTTCTTTAGAAATCCAAGTATTCCTATAGATCTTTTACAGACTTATAGAGGTATTTCGGTTTGTATGGGACTACATAAAGGCATGGACTGGTTCGAATACTTAGTCGGAACATTTGATTATGTCTGGCAAGTCCTTAAAAGGGATTTCGAGTCGGGTACAGATCCATTAATAACTTATTACGGGGAAGACAGCAGATTATTTGGTATTAGAATACCACTTAGTCTAATATATTCCGAGGGTTGGCGTTCACTATAGCCAAATTACAATACTCGTTTACGAGGGGCTTCC